AGGCCTCAAGGGCCAAGGTACGCGGAGCGACTTGGATGAAGTGAAAGAGTCAATTGCAAAGGGAATGTCATATGATGAATTATGTGAGACACATTTTGCAACTGTTGCTAAGTATACGCATTTTATTAAGGAACGGGTGCTGCAGCGCGCTACCGATACGGAGCTGACCTCATTGCGCTCGGAATTAGAGAGTGCATCTTTGCGTCCATGGCAGCGGGCGCTTGTCGATATTGTCCAGGAAACTCCGGATCATCGGAAGATTCACTGGATTTGGGAAGCCCAGGGCCAGACCGGGAAGAGTTGGATGACCAAGTACTTGGTCGCACTACATCAGGCCTGTGCTATCAAGCCGGGGAAGTACCAAGACATGGCGTATCTCTACTCCAAGAACCCGAGCTCGGTGGTCGTGTTCGATTTGAGTCGTACCAATGCCCCAGCGGAGGGGAGGGAGCACTATCTGGACGGAGTGTACTCCCTGGCCGAAGACTTGAAGAATGGAATGGTGATGAGCTACAAGTACGAGTCGGGGATGGTCTTGAAGAAGCATTGTCATGTGATTTTCTTCGCCAACTTTGCGCCGGATATGACTAAGTGGTCACAAGATCGATATTTCATTAAACGCCTTTAAGGGTCTCTATAATAGACCTCAACCAGAGCCTGACAGTTACCAACTTGATCAGTCTCAAGAGTCCCATACGCATCATAACCAGTAAGTAGAAGATGGATGTCTGAATCATTATGAGTAATTGCACCATCTGAAGGCCCAAACTTAAGTATCTTTTTACGAGACACCCAAATAGTCTTCGTAAAAGAGTAGTCTCGTGAAGAAGCGTCCGCAGTCAGAGAAGCCTGATTAGGACGCCAAACAGCAGACTTGAGAACTTTAACAAAGTCCTTATTAGGTTCATCCAGTAGTAAGTTCCCTGTTGTATTTTCAAACCAGGAACTATAACCATAACCAGAACCCTTAGGGACTGAAACAACATAAAGTTTCCAAGTAACATTAGGACGATCAGCCTTCTGCTCGATCATCATTTTAATCTTGAATCCAGTAAGGTTAATCTGATCTCCAACACGTTGAGTATCACCTACACCTTGAATAGGCATATTCGCAGTCTGATTCAATTGAATACGATATCCATACGTATTGTGCAAGACATTAGTATTACCAATGGCTGTTCGCTTACACTTAGGCTCGACCTTCTTCAAAACAACTTTCTTAATAGTACGAACGAGTTGTTTCCTATACATAGATGGCCGACTATAACGCTTACGCTTACCAGTAAAACGCTTCTTAACAAATCGCTTACGTGCATATGTCTTACGGTATGCCATCGTGATGTCATTACCTATCAGTGATTACTTAAATAGTATCACTTGCCGGTTGCCGGGAAGTGGGGGTAATATATTAGACCCCACTTCCCTCCAAACACGCTTTAGTAACAGGCGCGACTGTTCGCGCCCTCAAGAGACATAGACCACATAGTGGTCACGTCCCCCGCGACTGCTGTTTCCCAAGCGTTGCGTTTTGTGGTTGCGTTACCTGCGACTGCTGTTACCGCTTTATTAAGACCGAGGCATTGCACAAAGCCTCTGCACAAGGCGCCATGCCACTGTATGGGTATTGTTTTACATTGAACAATTATTCCGAAGGGGATTTAAGGGAGTACCGCGGTGCGGTAGGAACCAAGGGTATTAAGTACATCATCATAGGGAGGGAGACGGCACCTGAGACAGGAACGCCGCACCTCCAGGGATATATGCAAGTGAATCATGACAAGACCAAGAGACTGAATGATGGATTGCCTTGCAAGAAGCATGTTCGAGCCCGTGGTGACTATCAGTCGAACTATGACTACTGCAGCAAGGGTGGAGACTTTTTTGAAGTGGGTGAACCAGATAAAAGTCTCAAAGGCCTCAAGGGCCAAGGTACGCGGAGCGACTTGGATGAAGTGAAAGAGTCAATTGCAAAGGGAATGTCATATGATGAATTATGTGAGACACATTTTGCAACTGTTGCTAAGTATACGCAT